ATGACCGATGAATCACCGATCCACACAGTCCACAAGCGCGTTTGCCACACGTTCCTCCGGCACTGGAAGGCCCACAACAACGCCTACCCCAAGCTGATCAAGATGACGCCGGAAGAGTTGCGGCAGTTCAACATCGTCAACGCCTTCGCTAAGCCCAATGAAATGTGGGGCGTCCCAATTGAAATCGACCCCAACACCACGGGCGTGATGATTGCGGTTGATGGGACTGAAATGCCTTTGGTTGAAGGCTACTGATCGAGCGCCAAACGCCAAAAAGCGCCCCGACACCAATCAAGGTATCGGGGCGCTTTTCAGTTCAGTTGCTCGAGCAGTGTTCGGTCGGCCTTGACCTGTCCGCGCAACAGGCTCACCTGAGCGTCTCGCTTTTGGACCAGGCCGCCAAGCTCTCCAACCAGGCCCGAGCCCTCTGCAGCAAGGGCTGCGAGTCGCTGGTGCTGATCTGCGAGACCTCGGCAGGCAGCGGCGTCACCGGCAAGCTGGGCGTTGCGGGTGGCCGTGCTCCTGATGTCGTGCTGCAGGCCTGCAATGCGGACAGCATCAGCAGCGCGCCCAGCCTCAAGGCGGGCCATTTCTTGCGTGTAGTCATGGGTGTTTTCCTGCTGGGCAGCACCGTGATTCCCCACGGCATGTGCTTTCTTTTCGGTAGCGGCTTGTGCTTGCTGGGCATGCGACTCCGCCGCTTTTGCATGTGAAGTCTCGACCTTGGCCAGCCGCTGCGTCTGCACGGCCAGCAGCAGAGCAAAGGCCAAGGCCAGCCACGGCCAGATGCGAGACGCGCCGGTCATTGCTGTGACTCCATGCAGGCGCTGTAACGCGCCTGCTGACGCGTCCATACACCACGGCAGACCTTGTTGCCCGGCGTACTGCAGTCAAAGCGCCAGCGCGTTGGCTTGCCCGCCTTATCCCACTGATAGACCACCCAGCCCGGGCCCTCGCGGCGCCCGCTGGTCATGAACTTGTAGCCCAGGTAGGCGCGGCAGGCGCCGGCATAGTCACCCGCCTTGGTCTTGGCCAGCATGCTGGAGCCGCGCCAGGCGCCGCAGCCATACTGCCCCGCGAAGTCCGCAGCCTTGTCGAACTCGGTTTGATTTACCAGCGTCTGGCCGAGACTGTTGCGCACGCATTGCGCATAGGTGCGGTCAAGTTCGCCCAGTGCCAACTCAACCGCCCGCTGGCGGGTGATTGGAGGATCTGCCAGGGTGACGCGCCGGCCATCTTCATAGCGCGTAGAGCCGTGGCCTATGGTGGGCACATCGCCCTGCGTGGGTACATAAGGGTGCAGCAGGACCTCGCCTGACTGGCTGACGCTCGTGGGGCCATCCCCTTCCGATGCCATCCATGCCGCCCCAGCAGCCGCAGAAAGAGAAAGGGCCGCTGCTGCGACCCTTGTTTTACTGATGTTCATGTCCCTTCCTCTTCTCCAAGCCAGCCGCCCTGCCCTCGCTCCTCTCGCCACCATTTGCGCAGCAGGTATGCCGCCTGAATGGCGATGTACACGCCTGTTGCAATGGCCACCCACTCATTGAGCGTCAGAGTGGATGCAGCTGCCCCGGCAACCGCCGGTGCCGCCTTTGCGGTTTCAATCAATGCTTGAACCTTGCTTTCGTTGCTCATAGCCCTCCCAGGCAATAAAAAACCCGCCTGAGCGGGCATGTCGAATCAATCTCAACCAATAGGAAACGGTCCAGAGGCCGGCGCATAGGCATGCCCCAGGTAGCGCGCCGCGCGCGTGAGGCGCAGGTGCTGCGCATAGCCGTTAAAAAAGCTCACCCCTGGGGCCTGCACACCAATCAGCAAGGGTTTGCCGCCGTCATACATCCACGCAATGCTGGTGCTCCCCACATGAGCACCTTCCTGATACAGGTGAATGTTTCCGGCGTACTTCTCAATGGCCCACTCGAACCAGCGATCCCTGGGCGCGCTGACGGAGGCAACGACAGACACGCCTGACGGAGACACGCCCGCCCCGTTACCAATGAATACGCGCATCACGCCGCCGGAGATCTGCAGCTCGTACTGCGGGTAGGAGGCGCCGCTGACACCGTCTTTGTTGAAGATCTGCCCTTCGGAGGCACCCGAAGGCCAATACAGCAGGCCTTCAAACGTGAAGTCAGTGCCCGTCATGTTCAGCTGGAGGTCATGAGCGACAGACACATAGTCCCCGCTGCCATCCATATACAGCGAGCCGGCGCCGTACTTGGCCTGGGCCGTGCTGATGTGCGCGTCTCCGTAGGCCGTCACCACCTTGGGTGTTGGGCTGTAGTCAAGCAGGTCATCCGTGAAGGGACACAGCAGGGCCACCTTGTCCCAATGCGGGTCGCCGCCGGCGCTCGCTCCAAACCGGAAGGGGTTCAGGAGCATTCCTCTTTGCTTGATGCGGCTGATCATGCGGGCACCCCGATCAGGTAGACCTTCAGGCCCGCCGCCGTGCCGTCGCCCACCTGGTCGATGTCGATGGTGATCTCTGCGTCATCAGCCAGTGCTGCACTGCTGATGACTGCCGCAGCAGCGGCCGTGGTGCTGGTCTTCTCCGTGTTGTCGATGGTCAGCTTGGTGGACAGGATCGAGGCACCACCGGCGTTGATGTCCACTGTGAGGATGGATCCGCTAGCTTGGGCGGTGGTGAGGCTGGCCCGCACCTCGCTCAGGTTCATGGCAAACGGTATGCGAAACGTCACCTTGGCAGTGCCGGCGGTCAAGGGCGTGGCTTCATCGGAGCAGGCAATCGGGATGGCCGTGATGGTGCTGCCACCGCCGCCCGACGATTCACCCTGACCGTGCACCCCGTAGCCGCCCGCGCGCCAATCCTCGACAGCGGTCACCGTAGCCGGACCCGTGGTCAGTTTGTAGACACGGGCATAGGCAGCGGTGTTGTTCCAGTTGGTCGAGCTGCCGGACACGGACAGCACGCCCGTGGCACGGGCCACGACCACATATTGGGTGGAGCTGGCGGCCAAGGCCACCGTGCCGGCCACCACTGCATGACCAGCCCAGCGCCCGCCCAGATAGCCCCAGGTGAGCCCTGCCGTGCTGGTGGCATCCTTGCCGTAGACGGCCATATGCTCCAGCGCTTCGAAGTTTTCGTTGACGATGACTTGAGGGTCAGCCTGCGCTGGTTCCCATTGCTGCAATACGCTCATGGCGCTTTGGCTCCTACGGTTGACGGATAGCCAGGCCCTGCCGTGGCAGAGATCTGACAAATTTCAAATTGCAGGGCAGCTCCGCTGGCCAGGCCATCAACGGCCTGCATGTCGGCGGTGTAGCGGTAGGTGCTTTCGTTGACCACATCCGAGCGCAGCAGCGTGCTGCCGGCAAAGACGCGCACGCGGTAGGCTTCGATCACCTCACCCAAGGGCACCACGGGCGCAGGCCCCGCGTACTGGTAGCTGCGCCTCGTGCGCCGCTGCCAGCTCACGACCAGGTCATGGCCGTCAGGCAGGGCCCGAGGATTGGCGGGGCTGAAAGGCTTGAGGGCCACGCCGGTGTCCGTGAAGTCCTTGGCCGTGCCCGAGGACAGGAAAGCGCCCAGCGTCACCGCCTTAATCTGACGCTGCAACCCGATCTCGTTGGTCTGAGACGCGATGCGGCGCAGCCCATTGCCCAGCAGCACGCAGCGCTCGCCGGCCGCATGGCTGGCCATGGCCCACTCCGTGCCGCGCTGCCCGCGCAGCAGGCCGCTGAGCAGATAGGCGCCAGGCGACAGCAAGGCCGCCGAGCGGAAGCGCAGGATCTCGCTGCCCAGCAGCAAGGCATTGATGGACTCATCGAGCAGCATGGCCTCGCGGGTACTGGAGGCCAGCTCGCCCGAGACCTGCACCGTGACCGTGCTGGCTTCATCAAACACCACCCCGCCCTGCCAGGCAGGCAGCACCGAGGTGGCCGTGCCCATCACACACTGCGCCGTGGTCTTGAGCAGCTGCGTGTAGTTCACTGCATCCCAGGCCTGTGCCACCACGGTGCCAGGCCACTTGTCGGTTGCGGCGGCCCGCTGGGGGGCTACCGCCACGTAATATCCAGGTGCGTCGTCGGCATCGCGCAGGATCGCAATGTCCAGCGGCTCGAACAGGGTGGCGGCTGGCTGAATCACGGTCTCGGTATTCACATAGCCGGTATCCGTGACCGCCTCGCTCTGGATGGCACCCACATCGTCCAGCCTACACTGCAGCTCAATGATGGGCATAGCGTCCGTCTTGGACTGCACCAGCAGGCGGTAGCTGCGCCCGTCATGGTTAAGCGCATTGATCACATCGCCCGGCTCCAGGTAGGCGTACTTGAGCGGCAGCTTCAGCGTGGCCGTGGCCAGCCCCGCTACCCGGTCCATGAGCATGCCGTCCACGATGGCCTTGGCTTCTTCGGGCTGCAGGCCCAGGGCCAGCTGGACCGTCTCGGTGCTTTGCTGGCCGGACAGCAGCCTGTCAGAGAACTCGGTCGCCGTCTGGTAGTCGCCCGACATATTCGGGTAGCTCAGGGCCAGCTGGGCCGGCAGCTCGACATCGTTGCCCAGTGTCAAGGACAGCGGCTCATCGTCGCCGCCGCTGCTGGTGCCCATGCCCAGATCGGCAAAGGAAATCGTTGCCACTGCATCCAGGGCCCGCTCGCGCAGGCGGATCTGGTCATCGGCGCTGACCTCAAGAAAATACGCCTGCTGCAGCGGCTCCAGCACCGAGCGCGTCGTGCTGATTTGCGCAACTGCCAGGGCTCGCACGAGCTTGGAGGCCTCAACGCCAGACACATCAAAGTCTGCAGCGCTGTAGCCGCAGCGCAGCAGCTGGGTTGCCAGGACATCCTGCAAAGGCACAGGCTCACCGTCCAGCCCCTGGTACACATACTGATGCTGAGTGATGCGAAAGGCCAGAAAGCGCTGATTGTTCTCGATGATCTCCAGCGTCTCTTTAACCTCGTACTCAATGAAAATCGAATCCACCAGGGGCGTAAAGGTGGCAGTCGAGACGTAATAGGACACTGGCGATGTCACCACCTGCTGCCCATTGATGAATAACCTGCAGGTATCGTCGTGGTACAGCACAAAGTCCAGTGTGCTGCCCGGCTGCACGCGCTGGGTCTTGGTGATGGTCATCGTCGTGCCCGGAATGGGCGACGGGATCGCGGTGTGAACCGGCGTCACATTCAGAGGGTAGTAGAGATGCGGCGGTGTGCTGCAAAACGCCCCCTGCCCCTGGTCATAGAACCCGTCGAAGTCGTGCAGCAGGACACTCTGGCGCACATAGGCACCGCTGGCCAGCTCGAAGGTCAGATTGGGGATGTTGCCGCTATTGCCCAGCTGCAGCCCCTGAATCAACACCGTGCCCATGCCCCGATAGGCCGGTGCATTGCCCAGGCCCACAGCGGCCTCATAGGTCGGATCAGGAAGCTGGTCTGCCGCCCCGGTGTACACCCGCAGATCCGCCCATAGACCCTCTTGCGCCACGGCGCCATCAAACACCAGCTCGCCATTGCTCCAGATGCGCTTAATGCCCGAGATCTCGTTCTCGCTGAGCAGAATCAGCAGGTCGACGTCATAGGTATAGGTGGTAGACGTAGCTCCCCCGCCCTTGCCCTGCTCCTGCTCGGTAGCCGTCTCCCGGCGGTCGCTGGCCCAGATGATCTGGCCCGAGATCCGGGGCACGCCTGTCACCCACGGGATCACAGAGCCGTACTCCGTGCCGGTGACCTTGAGATCGCCCAGCCTGGCGCCATAGGACTTCTGGCCTGGCGCCATCAGCGAATACGCCAGGCTGCCCAGCATGAAGCCAGTGCCTGCCGTGGTCAGACCCAGGCCCACCGGGCCCAGAGCCAGTGCGCCAACGGCCGCAATTGCAAGCTGTGCCATCAGTCAATCTCCGGAAAGCGATAGGCCGCCACAAAGCGCATGGCCCTGGTGAACAGCAAACGAGTCTCCAGCACCCGCCCATGGGCGCCACTGGCGTGAATGATGGACAGGCCGCCGTGCAGGTAGTCGCCCACGATGCCGACATGCTGGGGATGACTATCAAAGGCCACCAGCACCACATCGCCAGGCGCCATGTCATCCTGGTCCACGGGCACCAAGCGCTCGCTCAGGTGGCGCACCAGCTGCTTGCCATCAGGCACCCGGCCATAACCGCCCACATCCCAGTCCGCCGGCACGGCGCCGATCTCGCGGGCCACGCTGATCACCAGGCCCACGCAGTCCACGCCCACGCCTTCGAGCCGGGCCTGATGGTGAAACGGCGTGTCCACCCAGCGGCGGGCAATGTCTACGATCTGCTTCATGGCGTCTTGACCAGGTCGTCCGTGGTGGGCCGATGTGGCTCGCCCCGGAAGTTAAGAACATTGCCGAACTTGTCGCGACAGTCATCCAGCAAACGCTTGCGGCAGCCGGCCACGATGGAGAACTGGTCACCGACCGCCACGGCCATCACCATGGGCAGCACCAGCGTCAGGGCGCCGCCGGCGGCGTGGCTGCGCACCTTCTGCGACAGGCCGGCATTGGCGCCAGTGGAGAAGGTCAGCACACCTTCGCCAAAGTAATCGGCGGCCTGTGCCAAGCCTGCGGCCGTGAAGCTGCGCTTGTCGGTCACGGCAGTGATCTCGCCGGCATGCGTCCATGGCGCCAAGTCCACCCGGCAGCGGGCGTCGCCCAAGCGGTTGCGGCAGGTCTTGGTCGACACCTCCCCCACGCTTTGCTGCAGCAGCTGCTTGAGGCCGCGCAGCTCCACCTTAATCGTGGCCGCGTTCAGCGTCACCTCGCCAAACCAGCCCCGGGTGAGCGTCTCCACATCGTTGGCAATCGTGGGCGAGGCCACATCCCAGCGATAGCGAAAGATCCTGAAGCTCGCATTGCGCCAGACCCCGGCCACTACCTCATCCCGCTGGAATAGCGAGCCATCATCCAGCGTGGTCAGCTCCAGGTTGTCTACGGCAAAGCCCGAAGTACTGACCAAGTTGCTGGCCGACAGGCCCTGCCTGGCATCAAACACCAGGGCGGCGCTACCCAGCCCCCAGGGCGTGACATCGAGGACGAACGCCAGGTCATGGCTGGTGAAGCCGTAGAGCTGGCCATCCGTGCGCTCAATCACGATGGCATGGGCCACGCTGGTGCCGCCGCTGTCATAGTGGGCCTGCAGGGCTGCAGGGATCTGCTTCATACCCGAATCTCCTCCAGCTCGATCCCAGACCACTCGGTGATCAACTTGGTGCCGCCCAGCACCTTCCAGACGGCGGACGGGTCTTTGAAGGCGACCGGCACATGAAAAGTGCCCATCCAGCGATAGCTGTCACCAGCCATGTGGTCGGCAATGACCACCCGCCCTGTGGTCGTGTCCGGCACCACTGCCAGCATGCTGGGCACACCGGCGCGCATGCGCTGCACCTTGCAGCCTTTGGCGGGCTTGTAGATGGGACGCACAAACATGCGGCTGCCAAAGACATAGGTGCGGCATAGCTGCCAGGTGTTGGCCACATCCTCGACAGAGGTCAGAGTGGTGTTGGCATCGGTGGCCTGAAAGTCGCTCCAGTCCTTGAAACGGAAAGCATCGGCATCGCCGCCCACGACATAAAAAAAGGCCCGTAGGGCCTCAAAGTCTTCTTGCTTGCGCGGCGGGTGCGCGATGGTGTACTCATGCAGCGGGTACTTCGCCTCACGGTTGGTGATGCGCTGCCCCGATGCAGAGTAGGCCTTGCTATTGATAAAGCGCGGCCCGCCCTCTGCTTCCCGGCTGATGCGCGGGGGGAACAGCTCTTCAAAAAATGCCATGGCGTTTCCGTTTCTCTAGCCGTTTCTGGCCTGAGCAATGGCGATCTGCCGCCCCACCGTCCGGCCGAACTGCAGTGCGGTCTCCCGGCTTCCGCCTTGCGGCATTTGCACGGTGATGTTGATATTTGTCGGGCCACTGCTTGCACTCGACAGCGCCCTTACACCCAGATTGCCGTCAGGCGCTCTGGTCAGCGGCATGATTGCCTCGGGCCCGGCCTCCCCAAACACCCCTGCCCCCTTGGCGAATGCAAAGAACTGAGGCGTGTCGTGGATCTGGTTGCGGTAAGCACTCAGACTGTGACTGTCGTAGACACCGCCAAGCGCATTGGGGACCGCGCCAAACGCTGCCGCCAATCCCTCTGCACTGTAGTCACCCCAGCCAGCATTGCCGACAGAAGGCGCCCCCGTCAGCAGGCCCAGGCCCTGGCCCAACAACCCCATCAGACCGCTGCCACCACTCCCACCATTACCGGCCACGCCCAGCGCATTGCTGAGCTGCTGCTTGATGATGATGCGGGTGATGTCGGCCACGATGTTGTTGGCCAGATCCGTGAACGACAGCTTGCCCGTAGTCACGAACTTGACCAGCGCATCCTCCATGCCTCTGAAGGCATTGGCAAATGCATCGGCCGACTGCTGCGCCACGTTCGCGGCCTGGTCCACATAGTTCTGCATGGCAAAACCTGCACCCAGCTCCCATTGGGATTGCAGTTGGTCCAGCTCTGCATAGGTGGCCTTGGCAACCCGAACCCGCTCGGTCTTCTCAATTTCCAGGTAGGCAAGCCTCTGGTCAATCTGCTGGCGTTGCTCCACGGACAGATTGACCGTGAACATGCGACGGTCTTCCAGCTGCCGGCGCTCGGCCAGGTAGGAGTCCTCGATTCCCCAAAGACTCTCGGCACGCTGGCGGTCCTTGCTGCCCATCCAGGCCGAACTGACCGTGCGCTGCTGCTGGATCTGCATCTGCTCCATGAACCGCTGGTGTGACGCTGCCAAGGCCTCCAGGGCCATGCGCTGGCGATCAGTGGCCAAGGTTTCCTCAAAGGTCAGGGCCTTGAGCTTTTCGCCAGTTTCCAGGCGCTTGGCGGCCAGCTTGGACTCGGTATCTGCAATTTGCTTCTTGACGGCCAGGGCATCAGCGCCCTTGACCTTCTCTTGCTGCAGGCGCGTGATCTGCTCCTGCAGGGCGGCTTCCTCGACCTTGCTGGACTCTTCGATCAGGGAACGCCTCTGGCTGTAGTAGCCCTGGTCATCAACTAGCCCAGACTGGCGCAGGCGCTCCAGATCCTTTTGTTTGCCGTCAATGATGCGGACTTCTTCGCGGGCAGCATTCTGAATCTCGGAGAGGTCGAGGCGGAGAGAGGCCGGTGCCGTGCTGCCACCCTTGCCGCCGCCTTTCTCCTTGAACTGCTCCTCAATGCTGGCCTTCGTTTTGGCAATGAGCTTAGGATCGAGCAGCGCATCGTTGGGATTGGCTGCTCTGATCTTGGCGATGTTGCTTCCATATTCCTCAAGCGCCTTTACCTTCTGCTCCTGCTTGGTAAGCGCGCGCTCATTGGCTTTGCTCACGGCCTCAATGGCTTTGATTCCGGCCTTCTGAACCTGCTGCGCATGACCTTCAGCCATGGCTTTCGTCGTAGCGTCATTGACCTCACCCTGCAGCTCGATCATGCGCGCCTGGGCTGCACCGAGTAGTGCCTCGCTGTTGTTTCGGCCGCTGCCGTAGCGCGCGACATAGTCATCATGCTTTTGCTGCAAAGTCGCGACAACCTGGACTTGCCGCTGCAGCTGCTCTTCGACAGTCGTTCCACGGCCAATACCAGCCATGGCGTCCCAGGCAGCTTTGGCCCCATTAGCCAAACCTCTCCAGGCCCTTTCCAGCAAACCCACATGCTCCTGCAGCTGGGTCGTGCGGCCGATGATGGAGTCTGCATAGGCTTCCTGAGCCAGCTTGGCGGCCTCGGCTTCGCGCCCCTGATCTTGAAGTGCCTTGATCTGGCTGAAGATCTCGGCAGTGAGATAGCGGTGCTGCTCAGTCAGCTTCAAAGAAGCCTCAACGGGAGACTTACCCAGCTCCTCAAAGTCCTTGACCGTGTTTTTGATGGGCACGCCCACCTGGTCAAAGCGCAAAGCCGCCTCGGCAGCCTTGGAAATGGTCTCGGTCGCCACATTGCCGGTCGCAGCAATCTGCGTCAGCGCCTCGGCCGCGCCGGACTGGGTGAGGCCCTTCTTGGAGCCCAGACTTTCGGCCATGAGGGCCAGCTGCCCTGCCGTGGTGCCGGCAGCGTTGCCCGACAGAATCAGCGCTTTGGAATATTCACGGGCCTCCTGGCTTCCTTGGTAGAACGCAACAGCAAGCAGGCCCGCAGCAGTTCCAAGGACCGTCAGAGGGTTGACCAGGCCAAGGACGTACCCACCCAGGCCTTTGATCATTTCAGCAGCAGTGCCGAACGTGGTGAGCAGCTGCGATCCCTGCTGCAAGAACACTGTCATGGCATTTTGACCGCCGGCCAGCGAAACAACCACGTCCTGCAGCTGGGCGGGAACGCCGCGCAGTGCCGCATTGCGCTGCCCTTCGCTGATCCCACCGGATTGCCGCAGAGCCTTCTGCGCAGCCTCCGCCTGACGCAGTTGCTCGATATAGGGCTTAAGTACGTCACCCGAGATGCCGCGCTGCTTGGCCAGCATGTCGTAGTAGTCGGCTCCAGCTTTGCCCCCAGACTGCATGGCGGCAGTGGCGCGCTGGATGCTGCCGACCATGCTTTTTTCAGCACGAGACATTGCCGCAGCGGTCTGCTTCGACTGCTCCTCCGGCAGCTTCATGCCCCTCGCCCCGCGCTGGCCCTCACTCTCCATTCCATTGGCCATGCCCTTGACGGCTTTGAGAGCGTCATCCGCCCCTTCGCGCACGCCCGTGGCATCCAGCGAGGCCTCAATCTGGACTTTACGGCGGTCGGTATCGCTCATTTTTCAGTCTCGGCATAGATTTCTTGAAGTGCGGCACCCTCCATGATCCGAACCTCGGCGCGGAGCCGGTCGTGGTCTTCATGGGGGATTTCGCGCGCGCGGAGTTCGTCGGCCAAAACGCTGTAGTCCAGCCCCACAACCCCGCCTGCGCCAACGCGCCACTGCGTCTGCAGGGCCTCGAACAGGCACCAGGCGGTCCAGTTTTCTGGCCATACCTCGACGCTGAACATGTCGGCGTACTGGCTAACGGGCAGCCCCCAGTCCTTGAGGTACTGGGCATCCGGGAGCTGCGTGTACCGGGCGCGCACTGCCGCAATCAGTTTCCCAGGCGGCCCTCGATGCAGATCTGTCGATAGGTCTCCATCACCGCTTGCACGGCGGCAGGGATCTCACGCGCCAGTTGAATGCAGTTGTCGAGAGTCAAGGGAACGTCAAGTCCCCAGTCCTCCAGGCAGCTCAAGACATATTGGCCGTTGATCTGCACAGCCCCACGCTGCAACTGCTTGGAAGCATTGGCAACCGTGCCATCGAAGGCTGGCGCCTGAGCCCCGTAGACGCTGTCCAGGAACTCGCCAAACTCCACGCGGTCGCGGTAGCGGAACGTCACGGGCAACAGCCCCTCAGTCCCGTCCAGCATGGTGATCCTGAGGGAGTAGACGATGCCCTTGGGCCTCTGGCCCAGCACGATCTGGCGTGCAATCTGCTCGCTCATGATCAAGCTGCCTTGGCCAGGTTGGTAGGCGCGCCGCGCAGCAGCACCGTGGACTTGGTGGTCTGCTCGTTACCCTTTTCAGTGCTGGGCACATCGTCGTAGGCCAGCTCGCCCACGTAGTAGCTTGTAGAGCCGTCCTTGAACTGCAAACGGTGCACAGACTCCAGGCCATCGGATGCCTGCAGTGCCGCACGCGCCTCGCCATCCTGCTTCCAGCTGATGGTGTATTCCAGGCGGCGCGCATTCCGCCCCGTGCTGAATTCCTGGTCATCAGGAACGTCGAGGTAAGAGCTGGTGCCGGTCTTGACGTCACCACCGGTCAGACCAAAGGTCGGGACATAAGGCAAACGCTGCCAGTCATCAGCAGCCAGGGGGATCAGCGCTACAGTGCCGCCGGGCGGGAATTTGACGAGGTCAAGGGTATCCACGCCGTCCAGTGTGACGCTATCGGCCGTCACAGCTTTGGCGCGGGCGATGCGCCCTTCCAGCTCGGGGTAATCCTCGCTGGTGATTACCACCACAGCGTTGGCCGTCAAGGTGTTGGCCACCGTCACCACCGCGTGCGCGGCATTGGACATTTCGCCGACGGCCAAGGCCGTCAGCGCTGCGGTGTACAGATAGAGTTTTGCCCCATCGGGCAGAGGAACTTTGCGCATGGTTGTGCCCCTTTCAGGCAAAGAAAAACCCGCCAGGTTTCCCGTGGCGGGTGTGGAGCCCTTATGGGCAGATGAAAGCCGCACAAATGGCGGCGGAATCTATCGGTCGTACTTGTCACGCAATGCCGTGTAAATGCCACTGGCACCACCGTCCAAAATCACATCACATAAGTCATGCTTTGGGCCCGGGTAGGCAGATCCGCAAACGGCTGGCCATTTAGCTACAACTTCGCACTTTTGACGGGTCTTCTGAAGGTCATTCGCGAAATCGTTCAAACGAATGCCAAGCCATATAGACCTGAAGTCGCCATCTTCAACAGGCGCCACGATGGCAACCGTCTGAGTTGCGCCTTCATAGAAGAACGGAGTCTTCCCTACATAGCCGCCCATGCGATTTTTTGCATTGAGGTAGCCGCAGACGTTATCCGGCTCGGACCCTTTACGCATATCCGAAAACTCTGCGCTCCCGGGATCGTTAAGCAATTTCTTCGCTGCATTCTTGGCATCCATTTCGACGCCACAACCAGCAAGTGCAACCAAGCCTAGAACCATGAATACCAGACGCATATCCCTCTCCTGTAGTTGAGAGAATGCTATCAAAAGTGCCTCAATAGGAAACGAGCAGATCCTGATCGGCTGAAAACAGATTCATATCGTGGTCGAAGTCATCGCGGAAGTTTCCGACTGGCCGAATGGTCAGTTCTGGGTGCTGACGGAGCGCACTCACCAGTTGCGGCATCAGCCGCTTCGGCTCCAGAATATCTTGGCTGAAAATCCGGATCTGCACATCGGCGGCGTCCACCTGAGAATCCTCGTTGTCCAGGTATTCGCTGGTATCGCCACCAAAGCGCTGCCAGATCACATAAGGCGTTTGCGCGTTGGCCGGGGCCACAGTGCCGTAGCAGCTCGGAATTACAGCCGCAATGGCTGCGTGTAGAGCTTCGTCCATCACTTCACCCTTTCCAATGCCTGCCAAAGCATATCAGCCGAGGCCAGCACAGCAGCCGGCTCCGCGCGCAGCGAGCCGCGCATGAATGCCTTGCCCGGGATGTAGACCGGCCCACCAGGACGGGGTAGGTAGTACGCATCCTTCTCGGCCTGACTGGCTCTTCGCCGCGGCTTCTTCTTGCCGGCGCTCTCCGGCCGTGCCAGTGTCACCCAGCCCTTTCGGGTCATCACCACCTGGTAGCGCTGCCAAAAGCCGTTCTCCAGCAGATGGCCGTGCGGCGCGGTCTTGGCGTTCCAGCTGATGTGATACTCGGCAAATCCCTGCCCGCTGTTCTCAGGCGAGAAGGCCTGATAGATAGCCTTGTCCAGGTTCCCCGAGAGCTTCTTGATCCTGGCGACGTTGATCTTGGCTGTGTCGTAGAACACCTGGGCGGCTGCCTGTGCCGCCGGCCGCGCCGCCTCTTCGGCAGCATCTCCCAGATCATCAAAGAGCGATTCGAGGCCTGAAAGATCAACTGCGGCAATCAGGGAGTTTGCTCCCCTAGCCATTGGTCACCTCACAGACCAGATCAACATACTCGCGGCGCTGATGATCTGGCAGCACGGCCTTGATAGCGTACTCAACGCCCCGTGACAGAACGCGCATCTCGGCGGTGATACCAGTACGCCAACGAATGCGAATGCTCACCTGGGCCTTGCTCGCTATTTGTCCGGAGCGGATGGTCTCGCTGCCGGATGCATAACGAATGTTCGCCCAGGTGCTGGCCACCGCCTCCCAGCTATTGGAAGGCTGCCCAAGCCTACCACCAGGTAGACGGCGCTGGATGGTGATGTGGTCGCGCAGAGATCCAGCACGTAACGTATTCATAGACCTTGGCTCCGGCGATGAGGTCGCAGCAGGTCGCGCGATCCGTTTGTTATGGAGAATGACTGCGCGCCTACCACCACATCCTCACGGTTTGCGAAGAGGTGGGCACAGATCAGCAACATGGCGGCCCTGATGGCAAATGAGGCCACCATGGGCTCCTCGCCTGCTGTGCCCGCAGTGACTGCCGCATCAAGCTCCGCCTGGTCGGCATACACCTTGCGGCCCAAGTAGTCCTGCGCGGCGTCGATGGCCGCACCCAGATAGAGCTCGACCATGACCGCGTCTGCATCCGGATCAGCACGGCAGTGCTTGATGGCCTGCTCGGTGGTCAAGATGGGCATAGTCAGGCCTTCTTAGCGGGCTCTTTCTTGGCATCTGCCGCGCCCAGCTCAATGGCCGCAGCTTCCAGCTCGGGCGGGATTTCATCACCGGCTTTGAACTCGGTGGGGTAAATGTCGCCGTCCTTGACGCCCTTGAATGGCTTGGTTGCTTTCATCGTCTTCTCCTGAAATGAGGAAGGAGCAGAAAGCCCCTTCTTGCTTGGTTAAGCAGCCACCTTCAGAGCGCGCAGGCACTCGGGGTTCTGCACGCCGCCGCCCACGCGCTTGGTCGTGTAGAACAGCACATAGGGCTTCTTGGTGAAGGGGTCACGCAGCACACGAACACCCATGCGATCGATGATCAGATAGCCGCGCTTGAAGTCGCCAAACATGATGGGCAGCGCATTGGCGGCTACATCGGGCATGTTCTCGTCTTCGGCCAGGCCATAGCCGTGGAAGGTAGCAGGCTGGCCGGCCTGGGCAGAGGGCTGCCACAAGTAGTTGCCCTGGCCGTCCTTGAGCTTGCGCAACTTGGCGATAGTCAGGTTATTGGTCAGGAAGCGCGCGTTCTGGCGGTACTTCTTGGGCAGGCCATAGATCAGATCCAGCACCGCATCGGAGCCAATGTCAGCAGCGGCACCGCTGTTGGTCACAGGGATAGCGCCAAAGGGGTGCTTGGCTGCATTGGTTCCACCCTCGACATAGGTGAGGATGCCCGCAGGCTTCTTCACACCATCGCCGCTGATGAATGCAAGGCCTTCTTGCTCGGCAAACTCGGCCTGCACTTCGCTGGCCAGCCACGCCTCGATGTTGATTTCGCCATCGTCCAGCATTTGCTGAGTAGCAGCTGGATTGGCGTAGATCTCGCCATGCCCGAAGCCCAGGGACTTCAAGGTGGGCGTATCAGTTTCGGGGCGCTGATCGGTTTCACCCACCCAGCCAGAGCCAGTGCCGCCCATGTTGAACAACTTGGTCCAACCAGCCTTGCTGGTGGGCTGAATCTGGGCCAGCTCGCGCATGGGCGATTCTTCGCGCAGCTTGTCGGTGATGGTGCGATCCCACTCCACCGGGGTGAGGAAACCACCGTCTTCAGCAGTGCCCTTGTTCAAAGCGGCTTGCACATCGCCCTTGCGCATGTGAGCGTTGAACGATTCTGTGTACTCCTTGTCGCGCAGACCTGCGCCGGGGCCACCCATCTGGCCGGCGGCAATCTTGGTGTGAGCGTCTTCGACTTCCTTCTGCAGGGCGTCCAGAGCGCCATTGATCTCTTTCAGCTTGGCCTCCTGGTCAGCTCCGGAGCGGCCAGCCTTGACCTCCTCGAGCTGCTTGGTGTGCTCGGCCTTGAACTGCGCAAAGGCAGTCTGCAAACCTTCAACAAGTGCCTTGACTTCTGCATTGCTAGGCGCCTCGGCGTACACGCCCATGATGCCGCGAGGCACAGGATTTTTCTTTGCCATGATTTGGCCCTTTCAGAAACGAAAAAGCCGCCAGTGAGGCGGCCTGTAGGTTGGGTTAGTTGCTGCTTACGCGCGGAGCGTGTTCAGCAGCGATTGCAGCGAGGCTGCGACTTCAGGGCCAGCGCTCGGCGTGGCATCTTCGGCAGCGCCCGGCGTGCCAGAAAACAGGGCTTTGAAGGTGTCCCGACGTGAATTGCGGGAAAAACCCGCCTTGGCCATGGAGGCTTCGATCAGCGCCAGCGGCTTGGTTTTCGTGCTGGCCTGGGTGGATTTGGTGATCTCGGATGATGGCAGCAAGCCTGTGGCGAAACCGTCATCCACAGCCTGCTGGGCGCCTATCCAGGTTTCCTTGTCCATCATGATGGCCGCCTCGGCAGTGCTCATGCCCGTCTGGTGCGCGTACAGCGCTGCCATCGCGGCATCGAAAGGCTCCAGCAGCTTGGCCGAGTCCAGCATGTCGTGACGGTTGCCAACAGCCACCGCCCAAGCGTTGTGGATCATGAAAAAGGCGCCGTCACCGATCAGGATTTCGTCGCCGGCCATGGCAATGACCGAAGCCACTGAGGCCGCCACGCCCAGAACCCGCACCGTGACCTTGCCCTGGTGCTCGCGCAGCAGGTTGTAGATGGCCATGCCCTCGAAGAAGTCGCCGCCTGGGCTGTTGATGTTGACCACCACATCCTTGGCGCCGATGGAGCGCAGGGCCGCGCTGATGCGCTTGGAAGTGATGCCCGTGCCCTCCCAGTTCTCACCAATGGAGTCATAGATGGAGATGCTGGCTTCGGCGTCATCGCCGGCCTTCGCACACACGGCGGGTTCCCAGCGATCCACAGCATCAGGCCGCAGGTCAAAACCAGCCTTGGCCAGGCGGTGGTCAGCCCGGATTTCAGGTAGCTTTTTGAGGCTCATTGCTTGCTTTCTTGCCCGAGGGGTCGCCCAGGGTGTTGAACTTGGGGTCGGGATCTGCCGGGTATTCGGCAAGATCGCGGATTTCATTGGCGGTGTGCCACGGTTGGTGGCCGCCGGAGCCGAGCGCCTTGGCGAAGTACTCGGACTGGTCCTTGAGCGTGCCGCGCAGCAGCGCGCGCTCGTTGGTCTTGAAATAGAGCGTCTCGCGCTCGCGGTCGGTAAGCAGAGAGCGGGCCAGCGCCTGCTCCCAGCACACGAAACGCGGCGACATAGTGAACTGCACGAAGAAGATGGCCAGCTGCTCGATGCCCGAACCCCAGCTGGTGTCATCCATCATCAGCAGCGGACGAGGCACGCCATACAGACGGGCGACCTCTTCAATCTGGTGATTGCGGTTTTCGATCTGCTGCGCGTCCTTGGCATTCGAGCTGAAGCGGTTGGCCTTGGCCCCCTCTTCCGCGATCATCCATTTGTTGACGTTTTCAGCACCGCTGTACTCATCCGCCAGCGATTCCTTCATTCGCTGGTACGCCTTGTCAGAGAGTGCATTCGGCACCTCGATCGCGCCGCCAGCCATGACGCCGGTCTTGAACACATTGCCCGCGGCTCGCTGAGCGGATGCTGCGAGATCGAAAACCTCTTCGGACAGTTGGCGCTTGGACAGACCCAGCACGCCATCGAATGAGATTTCGCGGATATGCAAGATCTCCTCTTGGTCCAGGGTCAGCTGGCCGCCGTTTTCCGTAGTGCAGGTGTACTGCATGCGGTAGTTGCTGCCCAACTTGGCCTGCACCCGGCCTTTCTCAAAGGGGATCAGGTGAATAGGTCGAGTGCCTGACCGGATGATGCGTGCATAGGCATTGCCCTCGGTCTCGAGCAGCAACTGCATCTGGCTCTTGAACTCCATGGGCGTCTGCCAGGGGTTCGGCTTGACCCGAATCAACTTGTGCGCCTGATGCTCGCGCATCACCTTCTTGTCCGACCCTGCCTCATAGAGACTGATGGGAAGCATGCCCAGACCGTTGCTGATGAGCGAAAGGCTGCGCAGCGCGGCCATATTGCGCACCATCCGGTTGGCAGAGGTCATATGCCCGTTACGGATGAACTCCAGCAACGCCGGATCATCCAGCCCCTGGAAGGTGATTCCTTCTGCACTGGCACGCGGGCGCGACTGTGTCTCAGGCTTTCGCCCGAGGATCTTGTCGAGTAGTTTCATGAAGTCGCCCTAAAGGAAGCGCATTCCGCGCGTCTCGTAAACAGAGGGCCCCTTGGCCTCTGGGTTGGTTGCCATCAAGGTGACCGCATTCAATGACGCCATGAGCGGGTCAATCTTGGCTGTGCCGCTCGCCTGCTTTGTGATGAGGGTGGCATTGCCAGATGGAACGACCTTCGCATTACCAACACTCCAGGCCATGAGCGGCTGCGCGGCATGCACCAGGCTGCCATCCAGCAAGCCGCGCTCAGCCACTGCCATCGCGCCGGTGAGCTTCCAGCCCTGCGAGATGCCGATGATCAGATCCTCGGGGATGCCGGCATCAATCAATGCCTGGAAAACAACCTTGTGCGTGCGCTCGGGGTCCAGGCCGATCCTGGCCAGCAGGCCCCAATCAAAGATCTGCTTGCACAGCGCGGCCAGTTCCTCCAAGTCCTGGCCTGGTCGCTCCACGACAACCAAGTCCCCATCCTTCTCAAAATCCCGATATTTCGCCTCTTCGGACTTGCGCCGCTCAATCGCAATGGGATGGATCCATGCCTTGTTCCACAGAGCGCAGTTTTGCGAGTCTCGCAAGCGCCCATCAATGGCAAAGCCCAGCAAGTCATCCAGCCCGCCGCCGTCAATGCCGATGGTCACCACCTCGCACTTGGCCTGGATGAAGTCCAGGTTGATGCGCTTGTCGCCGCGCTTCTCCCAGAAGTCGGCACCGGTCCAGCGGTTGGCCCGCAGGTTCAGGCCGATCTGGATATTCAGGTGCTTGGCCAGGAAGCGCTGGAAACCACCATCCTGCTCTGGAGAGCGCTTTTGCATCTCGTCGGTCAGCCATTCCTTGCTGACTGAGCGGCCCAGGTTCGGATTGGTGATGTAGAAGTTTTCCGGGTCCAGATAGGCCTTGGACTTGATCATCGCCTCAGGGAACTCATACAGAATGCCCAGCGTCTTGAGGCTGACCACCTTGCCGTCGCGCACATCGCGCCAGTAATCCAGCTTGGCCTTGAAAACGCCCTCAGGCGCTTCGTCCGACTGCGTGGTCAGGAAAATGACCCAACCCTCTTCGCGCGACACCTGGCCGCCCAGCGCCTCCTGAAACATGGCGTCGGCATTGGCACGCTTGCCAAACAGCCAGAGCTCGTCCACCAGGATCTTGCCCGACTTCTTGCCGGAGACCGTATCCGTGTCGGCTGCAACCACCTTCAGGCTGTTGCGGTTCACCCGATGGGTGATGGTCCGAATATGGTCCTGGATGTGGAACAGCGCAGACAGTTCCTCATCTGCGCGCACCATGCTGGCCGCCGGCTTGAAGGAGTTATCAGCCACTTCCTTGGTCGGCGCCAGGATCAGGTGCTCCTCGTCCTCGCGCCAGCACAGGATCAGCGCCGTGAGCATGATGCCCGCGGCGATGGTGGATTTGGTGTTCTTCTTGCTGATCAGCAGGCCGTATTCACGGATCAGCTGCTTGCCCGTCTCGGCGTCGTATGCACCAAAGATGACGCGCACGAAGTCGAAAACCCACTCTTCGGAGCACTCCCCGAATGTGGGAGGGCGGTATTCATCGAGCTCCGCATCCCAGACCTTTGGCAAATCGACAACCTTGAGCTCCTTGAAGATGGCCAGGGCCTGCTCAGCCTGGTCCAGGAAGATGGGCGGCGGAATGATGGATTTCCGCTTTATCAAGCGCTCCTCCCAGTCGGGAACAGCAGTAGTCCAACTGGGTTGCATAGGCCAGGCGCCCGCCTAAACGGGCCAATTTATTCAACAAGTAGGCCGGCTTCCTGTAGCCAGTCCAGGGCGGGACGATGCAGGCCACCTCGATAGGCGACTCTCCAGAATGCGTGATCTACACAAACCTTCTTGGTAGATCCAAAGGAGATCCCGCGCTCAAGAAATGAAGGAGTCACAAACTCCAAGTCACCGCGCCCCAGGCGCTGAGCAATGGACCGGGGGTAATTCAAATCACTGGTCACCCAAATGAAAACCGCCCCGTGTGGGGCGGCTTGGATCTGACTGGTGGTTTGTCCGGTTTGTCTGTTCACTTCATGCATGCTCAAACCTTCTGGCCATTAGCGGCCACCAACTTCGGCGGCGCAGCTGGTGAAAACCGGCTGGCGATCTTCTTGGCGGCTACGGCTTTTTCTTCTTTCTTGCCGGCCTCACCCTTTTTGGGGTGGCAGTACGGTGCCGCCAACGTGGCAGCCTGCATCCGGCGGCCGCGCTCCTCAGTGCTATCGCGCATGACCTCCAGCAGGTAATCCAGCGGCATGAGGTTGCTCAGATCGGGAGGCGGCTCCGGCTCTTGCGGTGGCTGCTTTCCGAATGGCCACTTGGGATCGTCCTTGTAGCCGTTGGCATCCACCGTGGGCGCCGCCGGCTTGGCTGCAGACTTCTTGGGAGGCTTGACCGCCTCGGGCTGCTTTTTTGGGCGGCCAGCCCCGGGCCGCGCGCCACCTCTTGGCATAAGCGGCTCCTTTGAATTCTTTGATTTCTTTGAATTCCACCCCAGGATTTATTCATACAGGGGGAAATTTTCTGCGCGTGCGGAACAGGGCGGTCTAGAGGCCGAGCGCCCCCAGGCTTTGACCTCCCCCCTCCCCTTGCCGATGCCCTCAGGCCACGTCAAGCGGTCGCTGGCGCTGCGCTCTCGTGCTTGAGGTCTTCAATCAACTCCACTACAACGCGCGTCTTGGGCGTGCCTAAGCTGCCCTCCGTGTAGCTCGTTCTGTATGCGTGGACACTGACATTCGGTGCCGTCGCATCCAACCCCAAGCGCTGGGCAACATGATCAACACACAGCGCCAGCAAAGCCTCTTCATCAATCCGCGCCTTATGCACAGCTCGGTGCTGCTCGTCACTTTGGATATTCAACCCCTTCATTACGCAGCCTCCACCATCAGAGCAACAGGAGGCATGGTGCTACCTGACACCCACAACATGACAGGCTGGCCGGCCTTGATCGCCTCGACCTCGGCAGGCGTCGGCGTCCAGAACGAAACCACTGCCGGCACGCCATCCCAGTCGGTACGGGTGATGGGCAGCGCGTTGCAGGGCAGGGTCTTCTGATCCCAGCCTGCCGGCGCGCCAAGCACAGCATTGTTTGATGGGTGCTGCATTCGGTCCATGGGTCACATCCTTTGCTCGGCGCGCTGTTTGTCACGGGAATGATGAGTACTGCACAACGACTGCCAGTTGCTCCGGCGCCAGAACAGCGACTGATCACCTCGATGCGGGGCTATGTGGTCGACCACCGTTGCAGCCTCCACACGACCAGCCGCCTCGCACATCACGCAAAGTGGATGCTCACGCAGGAACTGAGCCCGGGCCTGCTGCCACTTGTAGCCATAGCCGCGCTGGGCTGATGTCTGTTCGCTGGTGCGCCAGCTGCCCGCCTGCATGGTCTGGACACGCTGGGTTTCCAGCATTGGCACGCCGCTCTTGAGGGTCTGCAGCTTCGCCATTACATCCAACTCTCAATAGGTGCCGCCACCGAGTGATCCGCCCCTGAAGCAATGTGCGTGATCGTCGGGCGTGCTCGGTGGCAGCGAACCGTGAATAAAAAAGCCGCCGAGGCGAACCAGGGCGGCAGATGCCGGCTTTCGGCCAGCAGGAGACAAAAGAAAACCGCCCACGGGCGGTTGTTAATTAAATTCGTTTGATGCCGAGGGTTGTCGGCTGGCTGCCTATCCGCTTCACTTCAAACCTTCCATGAGGCTCAGCCTCTGCAAGCAGGCGTTCAACCTCAGCAATGATCTCATTGCATACAGAGTGCGCGCCATGAGGCAGAGTAGCAATGACCGTATTTGTTGCACCCAGCATCGGCAATGCGTCGTCTGCAACCTTAGCTGATTCAGCTTGAATATCCAGTCCCATAGTTCTCCCTTGAAAAATACAAAGGATAGTCGATGGGGCAAACGAAAAAAGCCCCAGCGGCTAGGCTGAGGCTTTGGAAATTTTGGGCGCAGTTATCCAGACCCGCTGCGTATTCTGCCAAAAAAATGCAGAGCGTCAAGCATCAGAGCACGCCTTTTGCGATGAGGCCGCGCGTGAGCATGTTGCGCGCCTCCATCAGCAGCACCTGCAGCTCGTCGCGCTGAGTTGGCAGGCGCGGACTGCTCCAGACCTGGGCACGGCAAGCGAGGTTGCGCGCCATGAAGGAGATGGCTGTGCGGTGGGGTTGAGGAATCGCATCGACAACCGCATCCACAACTTCCAAGTCGGCAATCTCCCATTCACCGCAGCCGCCAGGGCCAACGCTGCACGATGCCGATCGATTGCCATAGCCAGTGCCCACACTCGCGTTTGCGGCCCAGTGGTGCCACACCACCAGGATCTCGTTGACTACGCTGCTGGCTTGACCGATGTCGATCTGTGGTGTTGCTGTGCTGCTCAATGCTCTCTCCTGATTGTTGTGATCGTCTGCCTGAGGTCGGGACTCAACCCACCTCGGCAATGAGGCCGGCCACAGGCCAGCCTTCAGAACCTGCTCGCGCGTGAAGCGCCCAGCCTCCAGACCGTACTCACGGTGGGCGTCGCGCCCGCCACTTTCCAGAAGGCGGTAGTTGTCATAGGCCACATGGCAGCCTTCAGTGCCAGGACGGCTGCAGCAGAGCGGAAAGCCTGTGCGGTCGTCCGTCTTCAGCCCCAGGCCCTTGCCGTAATTGAGGTGGGCATGCTGGCTGTACCCCTCAATGCCGCACCACATGCATGGCAGCTGCGCAACAAGACGGCGGTAGGGCTCGCTCTCGATGGCCGTCTCCTTGCGCACTGCAATCCCCGTGGCACCGGCGCCGGGAACCATCACTACATTGGCAGGCACCATATCTGCGGTTGCACGGGCACTCTCCAGCTGGCGCTGGGCGCGCTCATGCAGGCGCTGCTCACGACTGCAGGCCTGCCCGGACTCGTAGTGATGGCCTTCGTCCTGCTCATCACGGAGCCCAGCGCCAGCCCAAGTGCCGCGAGACTTGAAACCCTTGCCGGGCTTTAGCGGGGTGCGACGCATCAACATGTGGCTCCACCTTCCGGCTTCTCTCCATACTGCAGCTCCAGCGCCAGCTGCGCGTAATGGATCACCTTGCGCAGATCCTCGGCACCGTTCTTGGCCTTGTGCCGGGTCGCGTACTTGATGATGTTTCCCTGGAAGAAGTCCAGGCCATTGGCGTGAATGAACTCGATGGGCTGGATCTTGCAGTCCTTGTAATGGCTGCCGCCGGCCTGGGTGTCCAGAGCGCTTTTCACCACCATGCGCGCCCCCAGTCCTCTACAGGCACCAGAAAACCGTAGTCGTTAAACACGTAGACAGTGCGAGCGCCCACCTGCACCCGGTTGCAGCAGCGGTTTTCCATCCAGCGCTCAATGAGGTAGCGCCCATCCGGCAGGCGCTCATATTCCGGCCACACCAGCCGCGTAATGCGCGAGGTACTGGGGGGCTTGCGCTGGCCGGCCAGCGGCACGACCTTGCCAAAGAAGGCGGGGTTCAAAGGCTGGATCATTTGACAAGCCTCACTTCCAGGCCCAGCAGAGCCTTCATCAGGTGACGCTTGAGCTTGAATTCAGGGGTCTCCACGCCCTTCACATCCTCGATCACCTCTGAGCCCTTCTCCAGGTACACGAAGTCAGCGATGTAGCGAATGGCGGGCCGAGCGCGCGCAGCGCCAGCAAACTTCACCGATGGGACCATCTCGAACACCACCTGCCGGCGAAGATCGCTGATGTAACCACCTCGCTGCAGCATCTGGAGGTGGGACCAACGGTGCAGCTCAGCCAAGCTATCGAACTCGGTACCGTCCGCCGCAACGATCTTCTTATTACCGTACTTGGATCCCGGCGCCTTGGGAACCAGCTTCAACGCATAGCCTGTCAATTTCATTGCCTTGCTCATGCAGCCGCACCCCGCTGGTTCATGCCCAGTGTCTCCATGGCGGCCATGCGCGTGTGGCGCGTCACAGTCTGGTCGCCATAAGCAATGCGGGCAATGATCTTGCGCGCCCAGTCCTTGTCGTCGCCCTTGAGCTCGAACGGTACGTCCAGCAGGCGCTCCACCTTGGGCGCAGGCAGCGCCAGCAGGCCGCTCTCTTCAAAGTAGGTCTTGCGGGGTGTCAGGGCCTCACAGACCTTTTCAAACTGGGGGAGGCTCGGCGGAAACTCCGGGCATTCGCGCTTGATGTTCTGGAAAGCTGCCTCGATCACGTCATCCGTGAACTTCGCCAAGTCCGCATCCCAAACCAGCTGCGCAGCTCGTACCCCTTTGTCCTCACGGCGTTCGTTCAGTTCGCCGGAGCTGAACTTGGCCAGGAATGCTGTGCCGTAGGCGCCCTGCAGCACCACAAACAACTTGCGAATGCGCTGCGATGCTTCGGGGCGCGGCGCCAGATGGCCTTGCTGCTGTCCGGCGCTGCGCACAGCACGCGATGCCAGGCTTGAGATTTCGTAGCTGCTTCTCATAGCTCAATCCCTTCAAAGATGGCCTTGCCGGCGCCGGCGTACTTGCCTGCTGCTGCGGACGCAGGAGCCATGGATGGACGGCGTGCTGCGGGCATTTCGGTGGCGCGGCGGATCCAGTTGCGCCAGGTCGCGCCCCAGTCAGCCTTGCGCCCGTCCTTTCCAGCCTTGCCGTGCCAGTGGTCGGCAAACATCGCGGCCTGGCGGCGCACCTCTTCCTCGGTCAAGCCGGCATGTTCGGCAATGGCCCAGTCACCCCAGCTCTTGGGCAGCTTCCAGTCTTCGGGCAGGCGTGTTCCTGTCGCTGTCCTGCCCCTTCCCTTCGCCTCTTCTGGCTGAGCCGGAGGCGAAGTGTCACGGTCAGCAGCACCTACAGCCTTTGAATAGTTAACTGTCTCTTCTTTATCTGTATCTATATCTGTATCTGTACGCGTGACATCCGTACCCGTCACGCGTGACTCACTCGTGACCTCTTTGTGACCACCCTCTTCTCCCTCTGGAGCAGCGTCTTTTTTGCGCTGGCGCTGGCGGCGTTTGCGCTCCGCTGCAGTGGTGTCGGTGTCGCTGCGCATCTGCAAAGTGGCCCACTTGGAGGGCTGTAGGGAGGCCTGCTCAATCAGCCCAACTTCAGCCAGGCGGCGTGCCACCTCTTCCAGGCTGCGCACATCCAGACCCAGCTTCACTGCCACCTTGCGCATCAGCAGCGCAGGTGCATCGCCTTTGTCCAGCAGGCCCTCACCCTTCAAGCACAGCAGGGCCACGAAGTGCCAACGGTCCTCAAAGGCCAGAAGCTTCAACTTGTCGTCATCGACCATCCGCGTGTAGGTGCGGAACCATGGGAGCTTGCTCATTGGGCGGCTCCTCGGATGGACTGCAACAACTCGGCCGTGCACTTCATCAGCGCCAGCAGCAGCGGCTCCAAGGCGCGACGGTCGTCCGCGCAAAAGTGGCCATCCTGAGCTCGGGGCGAGCCTTCTGCCAGGGACTTGCTGGCAGTGCTGACCAACTCCATAAAAAGGCGAATGGAGTCAGATGGGCTACGGTCCTCCATCTGAAAGTCCATAGGCACCTGCCCGACCAGATGAGCCAAGGCAAAGACCGCGCGGCGTGCCTGCGCCAGCACGATGATTTCGACCACAACGCCAAAAGAAGGTGGCGCGGCCTCGTGATCGGGGTTGATGCCGTTGGCAAGGGTGTTGCCATTCAGTCCGGCAATTTCAGCAAGAGCGCGAATGCCGCCGGGATATTCCTTTGCGTCTGCCTGAAGAGCCAGGAACAGCGCGCGATGTGTTTGTTTGATAGTTCTACGCATAGCGAATGCCTCGTGAGATTCGCCTACCGCTGATGCGGCAGAGATTGGACACTGGCTGCATGCAAACGAAAACAGGCCAGAAGAGAGGAAAAGGTGCCCGCCACACCCTGGGCTATGCTGGTGGCTTCCAAACCGTTACCAACAGCCACAAGGAGGGCCGGCATGAAAACAGAACATTGGCAGGCAGCTGCAACACTCGCAGCCGTAGCGCTACAGAAGCGAGTGAATGCAAACGAAGACATCACAGAGGAACTCATGACTTCGGCACTTCAAGCGGCTCATCGCGCCATACTTCAGGTCGAACGGGATTACCTGAACCGGACCCCTCCGACTCCAACATCGCAACGCCCCCTGAGATAACACGCTCAGCCAAGGCTCTATTTCGCAAAAGGGAGTGCATTCGCTGCCCTGCTCTTTCACGGCGATACATCACACCTGGTGGAGGCGCATCACCCCAGCGGTATGCCTCAGCCATTGCTCAACTCCTTAGTTGAAGTGGATGGCTGCGCCAGCTCCTGGATGGAAGACTTTTCTTGCTGCATGCGCCACAAGGCAGCCTGAACACGATCAACGATGCGTGCCGGAAGAACATCAGGCCACTGATTGACCGCTTGGTAGCTCACGCCGATCGCTTTAGCAGCAGCCGGAATAGAGCCGCCCAGTTGTTGAATTGCTTCAGCTTTATTCATCCCTGGATTGAATCATGATTCACCCCATTACGCAATCACAATTCACTTTCGTTCAAGCATATTTCAACCATGATTGAATACAGCGAGCGACTAAAGGCCGCCATGGATGAGAGGTCGGTGTCGGTGTCACAGCTTGCCGCCGGCATGGGGGTCAGCTATCAAGCAGTGAAACGAGCGCTGGATGGCTTGTCAAAGGCCTTCTCCGCCGCAAACAACACCAAGGCCGCAGCATTTCTGCGCGTGAGCCCAGACTGGCTAGCAACCGGATCCGGCTCTATGGCCGCAAACTTCGATGAGAACGTCAAACCAACGCCGCCAGGAATGCGCGCCTACCCTGTTATCTCAAAGATACAAGCAGGGCTCGTGAAAGAGATCGTGTGCCCATATGAGCCTGGCGACGGCTTTGCAGTTGAGTTTGGTGAAGACGATGCCTCTGACTGGGCCTTCTTTTTTGAGATCGAGGGCGACTCAATGCTCCCGGAGTTCCGCCCAGGCGACAGAGTTTTGATTGATCCCGAAGTACCCCCTCGTCCCGGCGACTTCGTTGCCGCACGCAACACGCGACAAGAGGCCACCTTCAAAAAGTACCGAGTGCGAGGCATTGATGAGGCTGGCCAAGAGATTTTTGAGCTAGTGCCACTGAATGACGACTACCCCGTGATGCGAAGCGACGAGCACCATCTTGTTGTGATCGGGACCATGTTGGAACATCGGCGCAAATTCCGCAGACGGTGATGATGCGGCAGCTTCGGCTGCCGTTACACAGCACCGTTCCGGCGCCACCTCTGCACCCTTAAAACGACGCCCGCACCAGCGGGTTCTTTTTCGTCTGTGGGTGCACATTCAAATCCACAACTGAATCTCTATTCAAAAAATAATTGAATCAAGATTGACACAATCAAGTGAATCATGATTCAATTCACTCGTCGCAGCAGAGAACGGCAGCGATGGGTGTGAAGTGATCGAGCCAGCACCGAAGTTCCTGCAGCCGCACGGCTGGGTAAACACAGGGCACCGCGGACGGTAGCGGGATACAAAAGGTCGTCGGTCGCTCTAGTCAGTACTGCTCTGCCCCCGGATGGGATCGGCAACAGGAACATCGAAAGGCCACGCGAAATCCATCCGCTGGGTTCTATACGGCGGTGAGGCATACAGGGAGGCCAAGAGCAAAAACGCCCAGCGCGCTAGCGCCGCCGTCCGGAGCGCATCCGGAGTTCAAACCAAAGCCTTGCTTGCAGGGCTTCCGTTTGAGTTGACCTATAGGCCCAATTCGCTCAAGAATACTGTATAAATAAACAGTTAAATCAAGGAATGCCATGAACTGTCGTCTTGGTGATCTGGCCATCGTGGTCAACGATCTTGACTACCCCAACAACAACGGCTGCCTGCTCGAAATCACTGCTCGAGCTCAGCCTGGCGTCTATTCAATTCCCGCCGACTGGGTCGGGCGCCCTCTTTCGACGTTTGATTTCGGTGGCCGCCGAAACAGCCCAGGTGATGGGCGCTCTGTCGTCTACAGGGATTGCGAACTGCGCCCGCTGCGAAACAGTGACGGTGCCGACGAAACGCTTGCATGGGCCGAGCTGCCTAAGAAGTTGGACAACCTGATTCCTGCCAAAAAGCATGACGAGGTGGTGACAGCCACCCTGCAGACCTCTTTCCTGGGCGCCACTGTGCAGTGCGCCGAGCAATTCGTCAGCGGAGCATGGAGCCTGACTGTGCGCAGTGGAGACATGGGGTTTGACGTTCGAGTGGATGCCCATATCGCGCCGCCTGGCGGCTTTCACCCTGGCGACCGCATCCGCCTGGAATACAAAAAAGGCGACAACCCATTTTTCGGGCCCTTCATCAAGGCGCACTTGCTGAATGAATAGGTGCCCACGGCAGCAACGGAGATTCAAAAATGTGAGCGTTTAGCCAGCATGCGGCCTGCATGTGCCCTCCCCCGCAGGGCTACAGCGGGGCCATCAAGAAAGAGCGCGGCACTGAAAAACTGCAACCGGGCGTGGAGTTTGGCAATCCGAGATGCCGCCACCGACAGACCGCAAGCCGGGTGATCCGCTCTTTTTCTTGATGGTGCCGGGGGTCGGCTCCCCGTTTCTTACAAACCAGGCCTGCAAGGCCCGGCTGGAATACTGCAAGAGGGTAATTGCACCGGTCTTAGGTGCCCATCATGAACACCCCGGGAAAGTAGCGGGGGCTATCTGGCGTGACTGCTCGAGCAGGTACGGCAACTCAGGAATGGGCCTGGGCTGGCGGCAGTCACGAACTCGGCGCTTTGCGTCGTGGCGACAGTGGTCACGCCAGATGGCGCAGCAACCTTTTATTAACCCAAGTGCGCATTTCTTCTGCCTGACCCTCATCGGACAGAAGGAAGCTGCGCCATCTAACTTTTCAGCCGGGTCTGGGGCTTCTCCTCCGCCGTCCCTCTCTGAACCATTCCCCAGGCAGACCCGAAAGGTCACCGGCTCTTTATTCAAGCCCGCAGCAAGAGCTCGCGGGCTTTTTCTTTGCCCAAAGGAGACTCCATGCATCCCGCTCCCGCCACCGCCCCAACCACAAAGCTGCTGCTCGCGGCGCAATGGGCTCTCACCGGCTTCGGCCTCTTCTGCCTGGTCGGCGCGGCCGTGGTGATCGCACTCACGCCAGAAGCCTGGCCCCTATGAGCGTTCCGCTTGGATAGCTGGACACGATTTTTGAACAGGAGATCCTCATGCTGAAGACGATTGTTGACTCCGTACTGGTCATCGTCGGCGCCCTGCTTCTCGCAGCCTGGCTGTCCGCGCCCGATGCCCAAGCCGATGAACCCCTAAGCACCCCCCAGAGCCTGCGCGATGAATTCGCCTGCCCGGGCATGCACGCAGAATGGCTGGACGATAAGACGGTGCAATGCTTGAAGGAACGCCCGTAATTTGACATCCACAAGACCTCACCGAAGAAGGTGCTTACTTCTTCATCGCCCCAAAACATAGACAATAAGCATTGAAGCATTCAGCGCAATAGCTTGGTTCAACCTAATTTCTCAGCCCCTTGTCTGAGAACCCGCATTCAAGCAGTCCACTAGCGAGCTGTAGACCTAAAGGTGTGCGATGAATGCGATTGAGTTCACTCCAATTAAAAAGAGACAAAGGCTTATGACCAAGCCACCAATCCAGCTTGTGCACTTACCGTCGGGGCGAAGTAGGAAGCGCAGCCTTTCCCTCGTTCGAGGCTTCATACTGAGCGGCCTCGCGATCCTTGCGACCTGCTTAGTTTTAGCAGGCTGCAAAGCTGAATCAGGAACGGGACTCGACAAAACTGCTGCGTCCTTCAAAAAGGCCGCCGTTAGTGCCTGGCAGTGCCCTGGAATGAAAGCTATTTGGGTCAGTGAGAATATCGTGAGGTGCGTCAGAGAAGAGCCATGAGCAAGTGAGTCGCGCGCCCTGACGAAGCGCTGCATAGAAGGATTCGATCAGCAAGAATCCACCGGCACGACGATGCATGTCTCATCCGTTCTGCTTGATTCGGGCAGGAATCAATCCACGCTATATGTTGCTACGAACAAAGAACGGACCATCTCCGCCAGTCCATGGCTGCCGATCAGGGCCATACATCCATCGACCAATGTCCCCTCCCATGTTCATGGATCCCATTGCACAACTGGATCGCTGATCAGCCATCGAAACAAATTCAGGCCTCGACAACGCTGCACAGCCAGTAAGCGTAGTGGTAACTATCGCAATCACAAGAAGCACTTTCATGGCAACTCCCAAAGAAAGTGGAACATCTAGGCTAATCACTCAGCCAACGCCTGGGTAGGTTCTTGTTGGATCACCTCTTAACTACCAAGTTCATATAACAGCCCGCACTCTTGCGGGCTTTTTTCTTTATGGAGCCCAGATGTTCAAGAACATGATCATTTACCGCTACGCCGAAAGCTGGCAAGGCGATCTGCAGGCGCTGGAGGATGCCCTGCAGAAAACAGTCTTTGAGGAGTGCGGCGCCACACAGGAGCGTTCCGTGGGGTGGGTGCCGCCGCGCGGCGAGCCGCACGGTCCTCTGGTCGATTCCGTGGCCGGTCAATGGGTCATGCGCTTCATGACTGAGGCCAAGGTGCTGCCGGCCAGCGTGCTCAATCGCAAGGTCAACGAAAAGGCCGAGCACATCGAAAAAACCGAGGGCCGCAAGCCTGGCAAGAAGGAAAAGCGCGTGCTCAAGGACGAAGCCAAGCTGGACCTGCTGCCCATGGCCTTCACCAAGCAAGGCTGCATGTGGGTCTGGATCGATCCGCAGGCCCGCACCCTGGTGCTCGATACCAGCGCCCAAGGCCGCGCCGACGAGGTGGTAACGCTGTTGGTCGAGGGACTGTCCGGCTTTGCCCTGGCACTGCTGGATACCCAGACCAGCCCACAGGCCGCCATGGCGCATTGGCTGATGACCCAGGAGCCGCCCGCCGGCTTCACCGCAGATCGCGAAACGGAGCTAAAAGCCGCGGACGAATCCAAGGCAGTGGTGCGCTATGCCCGCCACCCGCTGGACATTGAGGAAGTCTGCAAGCACATCGAGCAAGGCAAGCTGCCGACCAAGCTGGCGATGACCTGGGACGACCGCGTGAGCTTTGTGCTGACCGAAGGACTGCAGATCAAGAACATCGCGCTGCTGGATGCGGTCATGGACGGCAACAGCCAGGACGACGGTGGCTTTGATACCGATGTGGCGATTGCCACGGGCGAGCTCTCGCGCCTGATTCCCGATCTGATCGAAGCACTGGGCGGCGAAGGCCGCACCAACCTGGGCGACCTGCCCGCCTCGCTTCAGAACGCGCCTGCTGCAGAAACTCTGCCGCTAAGGAATGCCAGGACCGCGCCCGCCCCTCACTGCGAAGCTGCCGGCGATGGCCCAGACCCGCTGTATGCCGAAGCCGTTGAACTGGTGCGCAAGGACCGGAACGCAAGCATCTCCTATGTGCAGCGCAAGCTGCTGATAGGTTTCAACCGCGCCGCAGCACTGCTGGAGCGCATGGAATCAGAAGGCTTGGTGTCGCGCATGGATGCCAGCGGGAAACGCGCGCTCCTGACGCCCGCCATCCAGGCCCCCAGCGCCAGCAAATGATCACCTATTCATAGGTTTACATGAACCGGGCCGTGCGCCCACATCAATGAATCAACTGCCCGCCATACCGCGGGCTTTTTTCTTTGGAGGCTCCCATGAGTCTGACTTTCGTGAATCACAACGGCGACCCCCATCACCGATTCCCGCATGGCCGCCATGCGAGCTCAAGGAATGGAGCTCGAGCGCCAGCGCCGTCTGGCTGCCAAGGCGGATCCTGTGTCCGTGCACAAGGGTTGGCGGGTCTCTGGTATCAAGCCCGGAATGCTGGATGAGGCGAAGCAGGCGCACGAGCGGCTTTGCCAGATGGCCCAAAAGGCCCGGGGGCAAACTGCCGGAGCCCTTCGATGA